AAATTTCTTCTAATTCTTTATCTTCACCATCCATACCAATACAAAGTTCCCAATTTGTATAAAATTGTTTAAATATAGAATTTATAGCTATATTTAAATATCTATAGTCTGGTTTGTACAACGGCATTAAAATACTTATCTTAGTTTTATGCTCTAATCTAACTTTCTCAGGAATAACAGTATTAGTAATGGGAACACTAACTTTACCAGTATTATTTAATGTATTTAAAACAACACCAGCTAAAGCATCACAATATCTACTAAAATTATTTCTAGTAATAACATCTCTATTTTTATCCTGTTTAGACAACCAAAATTTTTTATCTTTGTTTAACGTTTTAGCTAGTTCAGCAAATTGCTCTGTTGTATTAGCATAATGAACTCTATCAACAAAAATCTCTTTAAATACTGGCACATTAGAATAAACTATTGCCGGTGTATTCATATACAAAGCTTCTTCTATTGGCAAACCATAACCTTCAAAAGTAGTGGTGGCTAATAACATCTTAGAATTTTGTATAACTTTGAACTTCTCCTTCTCGTCCATATTATTATATAAATGTAATTCGACACCTTTTTCTCTGGCTAATTTTATCAATCTATCAGAATGTTGTCCTAGATTATCCCAACCAATCATTGTTAAATGTCGTATGTTTGCTAATCCACAAATCTCAATAGCCATATCAGGACGTTTGTAATGACATAATCTAGAAATGAAACATGCTCCCTGACGAACTTCAAATGGAGTAATTTGCTTTACCTGATCAGCAATTATTTGATTAATGGCAGGATATAATACAAGCTGATGTGTCTCTTCCTTAACTTTATAGTCTTTAAAATATTCTATTCCCCATTTTCTAGCCTCAATAGAAAGATAAACAATCCTATCTGCCTTTTTAGCAGATATATTTACTCTTCTCATCTTATCTTCAATTGAAGTAAACTCTTCTAAAGGATTAACCCAAGCTTGTTTCATCCAATTAGGTGTATCATAAATAAATAATATAAATGGAACTTTCTTCTGCTCCTTAAACCATCGTGCATACCCAGCACCTTCAAACTGAACACCAATAGCAATATCAGCCTTTACTTGCTTCAGTCTTTTGGCCCCACCATAATTTCTTCCATGAATTATCTCTATAGAATCATGTCCAGGAATATCTTTAAAATAATCATGATAAGAAGGAAAATATTCTGTGGAAAGAGTTACTTTAGCTCCTTCAGCAGCTAAAGCGTGTGTCATTAAATGAGCATACAGACGACCGCCTGTATGAAGTCCTGAATAATGTTTACAAAAAACTACAACACTAATGTTATCCAAACGTCCCATGTACGCAACCTTTCAAAAAATGGGGGAGGGGAGAATTCTCGCCCTCCCCCCAATTAATTACCAAAATTAGATTATGTACTTGCGTCTGTGCTTAAGCCGTAGATCTCGATGATCCCACCAGGATAACGGATAGAGAAAGCAATTCTTTCTGAAAGAACAATTCTACGTTGATCAGATTCAATAACTTCCTCAGTCTTAACTTTAATCTTTCTACGATCACCAATTACTAGGTTATCTTTTGGGCAACAGAATGCATATCCATCTGTGCATTGTCCACTTTCGATGATGTTAATACCGTAAACAGTAGTAACCCATCCAAGCTTAATAGTAGCTTGTGGACCGAACTTGTCGATTGTAACGATTTTATCGTCCTCACGAAGCTGCTTTGCACTAATTGGGTTCACAACCATAATTAGGTTAGATGCATATCTTCCGAATTTTCCAAGACCATATCTTGCTCTGTTAACTAAACTTGTAGTCATGCTACCACTGTCAGCATTAATCTTTGTAGCAGCATCACCAGATTCAGCAAGTGCTAAAGCACCATCAAAAGCAAGTCTTGAGTCTTTTGTATACCAAGTATCTGCATCTGCGTCACCCTCAGTTTCAGTTGTGTCAGCATAATCACTATCACCCTGAATCATAGCCCTTTCTTCGGCAGTAGCCATCGCATCTACAAAATCTTCACGAACCACTTCCATCATGTTAGCAACAGCATCCTCAATAGCTTCCTCATTTACAAGCACTTGTGCAAAAAGTTTCTTTGCTGTAAGAGCCATAACACCACTAGATACACTTGTTTCAGGAGCAGTTGAACCCTCTGAAACGTAATAAACAGTAGTACCAGTAGAAACTCTAGGCACGTTGTAAACAGCAGAAGGCATATTGATAGTACGGAAGTTTTGTCTCATGATGTTTTTTTCACGAAGATTCTTTATAAACTCTGCGGCCACTATCGTAGGGATAAAGTCAGAGACACCGCTAGAAGTAACAGCCTTTTCAATAAGCTCTCTTCTCAGTGTACTCATATGCCACTCCTATCTATTATGCGCTTCCTACAAGTTTCCGCTCAGTTTGATGGCTGTTGCTTCCACTTATATTCAGCTTCCTTAAATAAGAAAATATCAGATCAAGTCTGATTATCTTCTTCTTAAAACACCAGCTAACCAACTATCTAAAGCTCTCTTTTTATCATCTTCGTCACCAGAATTCATGATGTCCTCTAAAGATTCACCGTCTTTAGGATGTTCAGCTTCCTTAATGCCCTTCGCTTCTTTTGCTTTTTTCTTAGGCATTTTTTCTTCTATAATTGAAGTAATCTTAGCTTCAAGAATAGGAAGAAGTTTAGTTTCCACTTTTTCAACGATTTCATCAACTAGATCCTCAACTAAGTCGGGATCAATATCTTCGTCCTCTTCAGCTTCATCCTCTTCTTCCTCTTCCTCAACTTCATCTTCAATTTTTGCATCCTTTTCAGGCTCATCAGTAGATTCCTCTTCTTCAGTAACTTCAGATTCTTCTTCTTCTAAATCTTTTGTTTCTTCTTCATCAGAAGAGGTTTCCACAACCTCTTCTTCAGTAGCTTCCACATCTTTTGTTACTTCATTAGTCATATCTACCTCCTGTTTGATTTCTTCTTCTTGAGCCTCTTCCACCGATTTCTCAGTCAGATCTTCTAAATCAACAACATCTAAAGCTTTTCCAACATAAAAACCAGTAGTTTTAGCATAAGGATTAGCTGGAAGTGAAACTAAACTTACTTCCACTAATTCTAATCTGCGAATCTCTCTAACCATCTGATTCACTTCTTTATCAAAAAATTTAACTGCTTTAACAATAAATCCACCTATTGAAAAAGAGTTGATTACGCCCTCTTTAACCCATTCCCAAACTTTCTCAGCTTGTTTAGAAATGAAAGCGGTAATTTTTAATCCTCTAGCATCTACTTCTGCATTAACTACTCTTCCAGTAGGACTATTTGAGTCATGATTAAATAGTAAAATTCCATAATTATTAACTAAATTATCTTTAGCTCCTCTAAGAGCATCTAAAGTTATTCTATCTGAACGAGAATCAATATCAGCAGTAGATGCATATCCTTCAACATACCATTTACCATCAGATCCTTCATAATGTCTAGTAATACCTAAATATCCTAGTTCCGTGGTATGTTTATTACTTTTAATTTTCTCCATAGACTTCTCCTTACAACGTTGTAACGTTTCACTTATATTATCAAGATATTATAAATTTTGTCAATATACCTAAATATTTTTCAATCTTTTAAATTCTATTTCAGCCATTAAATCCCACCAATTTTCTAAATTTTTAAAATTCTTCCTAATTTCTGGGGCTATTATAACCGGAGTATTAAAAACAGTTTCAATAGAGTTTAGGGTAGTGATAACACTATTTTTCGATTTATTAGTAGTCCATTCCAACAATATTGATATTAATCTACGATATATTGATTCATATATCTGCTGGCTTAACTCATTATAATCTATTGAGTTAAATATATTGTTACAATAAGAAAATAAATCTAATAAAATACCAGATAAACTATGCAACTTCCAAAAACTTACAGCTTTATAAAACGGATATATTTCATCATCTTTAAGAGAAACAGGAAAAGTAGGCCACTCAAGCATATACTCATCTGGAAATACAGATTTAATAGTTTTGCATCTTTTTTCATATCCTTTTTTAAGAATTTTAGTTGGGCTTAATTTAGATAGATTATAAGAAAGTTCAATTGTAAACATCTTAAAGCAACTATCAGACCATTTTTTTAATTTATCAGCAGTTTCTAATACTATAATTTTATCTTTTAAATCTTCTAATTTTAAACTAGTTAATTTAACATCCAAAATTTCATTATACTTATATATATTTTCATCAATAATAATTCTAAAATTCTTATTAAACACACCATGCAAAATATCTAATAAATTAAGTATTTTACTATTAGTAATTATATTTCCCACTCTGTAAAAATATAAAATATCAACAACCTTTAAAATAATACACCAACAATTATCATATTTATATCCATTATAATCAAATAAATAACGTATTGGATTCCTAGTTCGAGTAGATCCTAATAGAATGTCAAATGTTTGAGGATTCACAGCAATAAGATCTGGTTCAATGTTATAAGTTGCAGACCAAGATCCATTATCAAATAAATCTGTACCTCTAAGTATAAGTTTATTATCATCACTTAGATTATTATTAAGAATCATTAATATCGTCTCTTAAAATAGTTTCAAGAATATTTGAATAATCTTTATCTTCATATGATCCTGGCTTTCTTTCTTCTGGATCACTAATCCGCGATGGAGTTTCAGCATCAGGCCCAGGTTTTGTTCCTTTGAATCTATTACTAAGAGGACGCTCTCCCCAAGGAACAGGAGGAAGCCCACGTCTTGCTCGTATCTCATTAATTTTTAAAATACCAGCATTAGCTTCATTAACATCAATTTCAGATTGAGTAATTATGTCCATTCTTTCCATATCAATAGGTTCAATAATTACATCATTATACCCAAATCCTGCTTTAACTATCTCAGTTGTATAATGATAACACTCTAATTTAATAATAGGCTTTAATGCTCTATCTATATAAGCTTGAGTTTGTTGTACTGAATTCAATCGTCCAGTACCAGGATCACGAATCCCCATAATCAATGGCTGCATACCATATGCCCCCATCATCTTTTGTAAAATGTGTCTTTGATAATCCATAAACTCCATATCTTTATTAGACTCAGCCATTCTTGTAAATTTAGATTCTTTGTTTGTTAAAAGAAGCTTATGAGGTTTTCCTTTAATTGTAGATTCCCACCTAGCTCTAATAGCATTTAATTCATTTTTTCCCATTCCTAAAAATTGCATAATACCAGAAACTTCTCCATAATTTAAAAAGAAATTACCATTATGCAATGCAGCTAGAATATCACAAGCAATACTAACAGCCAGTGTTGCTACCCTACTTAAACCATAAACACTATGCGCTGTTGGGCAAGCAATTAGGAATACTATTTCTCTCTGATTGAACTTAGCTTTCAATTTACCTCTATGATAAAGATAATATGCTTCAGAAGGATCTATAAAATTTCCTTTTTCGTCAGTATTCTTTCTTATCCATTTGGCTGAAGTAGCATAAAGTTCCATAGGAGTTTCGTCGTACTCATCATATACAACTTCTATACATCCACTATCCATAATTAATAAATCTCGCAGCATAGCCGCTCTAATAGAAGAAAGATTTTCATCTCTCTTATTTGGGTTATCTAAAAGTTCTTGAACTTCTCTAACCCTGTCTAAAGTCTTAGATGAAGGCTCTTCCGCTTTATTTCTAGGAGCAGCACGAAGTTGTATTGAAGAAACATCTGTAACTATACGATCTATAATGTTTCTAAGAGACTCACATTTTTGATATAAATTCCACATTTCAGTAATATCTATAATATCATCTCTAGGAGTTCCTACATCACCAGTTCTGTCACTCACATCTAGAACATTTCCAGTAGTGTCTTTAGAAAGTCTATTTAATGTATTAGAAAATACATCTTTAATTGTTTTAAATATTGTCATTATCTACTCCTAATATATTGCATATACACTAGACCCCATATCTGCTTCTAGTATAGCAGATCCTACTGCTCCTGCAACTGCATCCCACAAGTCTTTACTGCCTCCTGGCATATGATCTATTTTTGTTCCTCTCACTAATCTTAATGTTTTTGCTTCCTTAATAAATATCGGATGTGGAAAATATTTAACTCTTTTTTCCATAATTGCCTCTTTTAATGTGTCATGATATTCTGAAGTTCTATCAATGCCTATTAAGTCCACAGTAAATCCCTCATCTTCAAGTAATTGTTGACTATCTATAGATTGCCATCTATCAAAAGTTACTTTTTCAATTGGGAATCCTAAAGTATCTCGTAAATATATAATTCTATTCCTAACTTCAGAAAATTTAATGGCTCCTTGTGGTGGGGCTTCCCAAACATCCATTAAATCAACTTTAACAATAGGTCTAGGATTGTTTGGATCATCTAATTCTCCATCTACATGAACCATAGCTAATGCGCATTTATCGTGAACAGCACCTAAGTCAACATGAATATAATAACTTGCACCAGGTTTAGGTTTGAAATCTTTATGAAAACTACCATCACTATTTGTTGGATTTACAATAGAGCGATCTGCATTTCTTACTAATATATCTGGATCTCCAAAATAAGGATTATCAGCAGTAGGAGGTCTAGCACCATAATCTCTCCAGGCTACTTCAGGATTACGTCTAAAATCTTCTTTTAAACTTTCAAAAGTAACTTTAGGACTCTTCTTCCATGTAGGAGCACATTCAGCATAAACAGTTTTGTTGCCCTCATCCATTTCATATTTTAAATCTTTGTATTTTCGCATACCAAAATCATCTTCCCAAAGAGGAGAAGAGATTGCTATTGTTTTATAATAATCTGGAAATCTGGTTCTACCACTAGTTTCCAACGCGTTCCAAATTCTTTCACCGATAGGTTTATCATCTCTATCCATGAACTTACACGCCTCATCTAAAATACCACCTAAAATATGAAAACCATGCCACCCATATGCTCTACTATTCCCGCACATAACATAAAGATTTTTAGGAAATACAATTTCTGTTGTAAACGGTTCATAATTTACTTCTTGAAACCAGGGGCTATTTCTAAGTCTTGCAACTATTCCTGCAAATACAACATTCTCAGCTTGGTATCTGTTAGTAGCCATATTAATGAAAAAAACACGCTCATCAGGTGCTAATCCATAATAAGTTTGAGGATTATCTAAACATAACGCTAAATAAACCAATCGTGCTTGGAGACACGAAACTACAAAAGATTTACCACTACCCATCCCCCAAATCAAAGCTGCTTGGCGAACACTAGATTTATCTAAATTAATTACAGCTTCTATAGAGGAAGGCCAAATAATTCCTTTTAAGTTCATATATTTCTTACTTAAAAGGAATTCTTCGGTCTTAACAGGTTTTTGTTGCCAATATTTAGAGCTAGAAGGTTTAACAATTATTTCATCTAATCCAGCCCACATATTCTCAACATTACTTTTGTTTTTCTTTTGAAAATTTACCACAATCCACTACCTCATCTCCAATAACCAACCATAAATTAAGTGAATCTAATTCCTTTGGAACATTATAAATCTTTGCAACTAAAGTAAGGCTATCTTTCACAATTTCCAACCTAATAGTTCCATATACTTGAGGACATTCTTCTGTGCCATCAAAATACCCAGAATATGTCATCCAGAATGAACCTCCAGCAATAGGAAGATCTCCTGACATTACTGCAATAGATTTTAAATCTAAATAAGATTTTTCTGTCCCAAGAAAATTTGCTCTAGAAGTCTTTTTTTCAATCTTTCCATTATAAATATTTTTCTCTTCTTCTTCTTCAGGTTGGGGATCTAAAAAAATAAATTTAGCGATATCTATCATTATCTTCTCCTTTAATTCCCTTTAGCTGGCTCGAAACGGCCTTTATGTCTTTTACAATGTGATCTAGCCTCTTTAACTTTCCAACTAACTTTAGGATATCTATATGCTTGAGTTGTTGTAGTATTCTTACCCTTTAATTTTCCAATAATTATATGAAGCCTTCCATTTTTTATTCTTCCAAAACTTTTCTTCTGAAATGCGCTTGGAGGCCGAATTCGACACGCGTGTTCGTTAGGATACGGTTTTAAAATCTCCGGTAGAAGCATCCAAACTATCGTTTCCAGAAATTTGTTTAATTTTTTCATTCCGCTCTCCTCTATCTGCTAATTTTCTAACACAATTAGCACAAATAATATGACCTAAAATTTCACCTTTAAAAACATCTGGATTAATTTCTTTGCTACAAATTTCACAATGTATAATTTTTATAGTATGAATTTTCTTGCTGCCGCTACTCATAACAAATGCATTAATAATATCTTTTTCTGATAACCCAATCATTCTATGCTCCTTCTACTTCAACTCTATCTAGTTCAGTACTATAATCTATACTTCCAGTTCCATTATCTCCGTAAATACTATAATGGTCAACATCAGTAGAATTAGATAATTCAAATATTATTTTTACTTTTCTACCATAAGCAGCTCTATCAACAGAATAAGTTTGATTTTTAAATACATTAGCAAACACATCTATAACATAATTAATATTAGCTTCCATATCTGGTAAAAATACTTGCTTTTCTATCACGTTATTTAGTACACATTCACCATCCACATATATCCCAAAGGTAATGGGTTGTGTTGATACCGGCCACCCATCAGGAATTGTATATTCCCATGTGACATAAACAACATCAGGAGCAAACGTGGTTAATGTAGTTTTTAATTGCTCCACCCATCGACGAATATAATTATAATAAATTACATAATTTACTTCAGTCCATCCTTTAACAGAGTATTCATAAAGTAAAGTAGTAAAATCATTAATCCATTCTCTTAATTCATAACTATATAGTAATGTAGTAAATAGAGCTAAAGTTGATTGATAGTCATATAATAATATTGAATCTTTTAATATTCTTCCAGGATATTCATAAAATATAATACTATTATCAGTAATATCATTTTGTATAATTGAAGTACCACAAAATTCTAAAACAGCATTTATAGCAGCGGCTCCATCACTAAACGCACATATTCCAATATACCCATTGCTCCCACAAGATAATTCAGTTGAAGGCGCAGGAAGAGTAACAAAATGAATTGCATCCTCCCCATAGTATGCAGTAAAAGTATTAACGCTACGCATTAGTTTTAAAGCAATAGACTGTGATGTTGTAATTGGATAACGAACACCTTCATAAACAGTACCATCTACAACATCGTATCTAACAGCATATGCTCTAGTATCTTCATATCTAATTAAAACTAAAACTTTATTATCATCATTTAATTTATATATTAATCCAGTACTCTGTCCAACTGCCGCTAATGTAGACTGAACCTGTGTATAAAGAGTAAAATCACCATAAATTGTTTGATAAATCCATCCACCATCATTCCCATCAAGTAATGTTCCAGTTGCCATCGTAAATGTTAGTTGATCATTAGCTTCTGATAAAGAACCATCGCCAAGAGATTGTGTCCAATCTCCAGAAACAGAACCATCATCAAATTCATCACTAGTTAAATCCGATTGTACACTAGGTTCAGATGTGCCCATATAATCAAATTTAGCATTTATTTGATCGGCTCCTTCACTATATCCACCAAGCCCAACCCAAAAAGAATCTTCTGCACTAGTGAAATTAAAATCTGAAATACCATTAGATGCTTTTATTTCTGTATATGTATCACCATAAAGAGAATAATAAAAAGTTAATTTTCCATTTCCAGAATCATGGACTAATTTCAAATGAACTGGAGTTTCAAAAGACCACCCAGCAGCACCATTAGCAACTAAATTAATTGTTTGAGAACCACTAACAGCGCCACCCTCACAATAAAAAGCAAAAATATATCTATTATTAGTATCACTTTCAACCACCAATGCCCCAAAATGGTCATAATCATATCTAAACACAATACCAGAACCTTGATAACCTTCAGAAGCTTGGTTTTGAGTTTGTGTATATACAGTACATCCTTTCTTTAAATATTGGCTTATTTGACTATGTGTGTCAGCTTTAAAATAAAGAGAACCAGTTGTTACCCAATTTTTTAAAAATCCTGGAAAATCATCTTCTGTAAAATCACCACTCCCATTACCCTCATGTTCAATTAAAGCTCTACTAACAGTAGAAGATTCAGCATCGAATGTATATACCACAGGGCTTGTAGTTGATTGAGCAAATTCATAATGATTTGATGTCCATGCTTTAGCGGTAGCATTAGAATGCATGATAGTACCAATGGTTGCTGTAGATGATGATGTAAATTCTGTACCAGCATCAAAATTAAACGCTGTCCATGCTCTAGGATGTCCATTATCGTTTGCATCACATTTACAATAATATGTGTAAAATGTAGAACCAGAACGTCTAATTCTAAGCCACACGTTGTATGTTGAAACTGGATCTGTCTCCCAATCAATTATATTGGTTTCGGAAGAAACACTGTTTGTAGTATCTATTCTTCTAATACCAAAATACTCAGTCCCAAGCCATTCTTCATAATAAACCTCTAATGCAACACAATTATCCGTTCCTACTCCCATTCCAGTATAAGCAAAAAATACCCACCCAATTGTATAACTTATGGAAGCGAAATTATCTGATCTAATTTTGACACAAACATCAAAATCACCGGATTCAGTTGGTGCTGCATCCCATCCTGGTCCATTCATCACATCATCCCACATATTAAAAGCGGCATTGGCAGGAACATCTATTGTAACTACGCCAGCAGATTCAGATACACCACTACCACCAGCAGCATAGTCAGTCCAATCAGCGTGTCGAGAACCATCTAAGAAATTATCTGTACTCATCTAGGAATCCTTACAGCAGTAAGTTGAATATCATCAATATTTTTTTCTTGTATAGAATTATTTACATTTATTCTTACAGTCTTTTTATCTTTCCAATAAATCCCTTCACTAGCACATAAGGCAGCAAGTTTAGTCCAAGCACTTCTCCAAGCCATGTATTTTTTTCTATCTTTTCTATCTGTATACTCACCAATAACTTTTTTTAATTCTTCTATCTCTAACTTATACTTTCTTAAAACATCTTCAGCTTCTTCTGAAGTTAAAAATTTCCTTTCAGGAACAGGTTTATAATCTTCTCTAGGCATTCATTAATCCTCTTTTTTAACATTATTAGAAACTAATCCAGCACACACATTATTAAGAAACTTAATAAGCATCTTCTCTATGAAATCCCAAATCTTTTTTCCTCTATGAATACCAAATATTCTAACACAAATATTATTGCCATGAAAACTGATATACACACCTAAAACATGACCTTTCTTCTTAGCCACCGCCAAAGATAAAATTGTTAAAATAAAACCAACCCCAACCCCGCTTAATAAAGTCTGCCAGTTTTCAAGTAACCAATCCAAATACATAATTAACTACCATTCATATTTCTGAGAACTTGAAATATTTGTATAAATCCATAAGCTGCCGAACCAATAGAAAGAACAATTGTAACTAAAAGACCAATTACCCATTTTCTATACTGCATTATTTTATATCGTTCATTTTTAAACTGTTTAGTAATTTCATCTTCTGTCTTTTTTTGCTGCTCTAAAGCTGTAAATCTAGACATACAAATAATTTGTTTATCATAAGTTTTATTAACAAAATCATCAAATTTTTTAGATAAGTCACAAATTTGTTTAGAATTAGTTTTAACAACATCAAAAATCAGTTGTGTTATAGTTTTGCTATTAGTATTATTAGATTTTTCTGGCATATACTGACTCCTTTTAAAACTTTACAATACTCCCCTATAAGCAATTCATACATTTATATCATACTATAAGAACAAACTTAAAAAAAGTACCAAAAAAATTATTTTTTCATACTACTTTACATATAAATAGCAACTATATATAATAGAGGGGCCGAGAGGAATATATACCAATTTAAAGGAGTATAGATATGGAAACCACATTTCATCCCTCAGAACTAACTTCAAAACATAACTGCCATACAAAATCGCGCCACCCGCGTAGGCTGAAAAAGGAGACATGCCCTCATTGTGGTAGAGAAATCTCCGTATGTCCTAATTGTGGTGAGATAATTGATGCTGAAGATTATAACCCATATCGTCCTTTGTATCCTTATTACCCATATACTTCCGTTCCTTGGTGGGAAACAACTACAATAGATGTAGATTATGAAGATGGTGGCAGTTATCTCGTCAATACCACAGCCCAACAACAGGAATAGTAACTAGTTTCTTTAGTTATTATTCCGAGATAGGCTAATGGTAGGCCAAAAGGCTTTGAACCTTTTCGTGGGAGTTCGAGTCTCCCTCTCGGATCAAAGGAGAATTAATGAGAGATATTATTACTAATATTTTCATGTTTGAAATTACGATATTATTAACACTTGGAATTATAATATTAATAATTGGATTTTTAGGAAAAACTATAGGGGAATTTAGAAAAATGAGAAGAAAAAAGAAACACCCGAAAATAAAGGATTTTTTAAATATCCATGATTCGGGTGCGTAAGTTCAATGGTAGAACATTCGGCTTTTAACCGAAAAATGGGGGTTCAATTCCCCCCGCACTCACTTTGGTAGAATGGAAGGTTGGCAGAATGGCTATTGCACCTGTCTTGAAAACAGACGAACCGAAAGGTTCTAGGGGTTCGAGTCCTCTACCTTCCGCAAATGCTGGTATGATGGAATTAGCAGACATGCTACTCTTAGAAAGTAGTTCTCAATTGAGAGTGTAGGTGCAACTCCTACTACCAGCACTATAGAAGATCGTCAAAAATGGAGGGATGGCAGAGTAGCGATTGCAGCGGATTGCTAATCCGTAGAGCGGTTTATACCGCTCCGAAGGTGCAAATCCTTCTCTCTCCGCAAAATATTTTATTTTTTATTGCTCTTTGGCAACTGAATAGCAACTATACTAGTGAAGGATTGGTGAGCCGAAGTTGAAGGGTTATCTATACTAAAGATGCCCCCCCTTCAACATGACTTGTTCACCGCTTAATAGTGCCGTAGCGCAGTTTGGTCAGCGTGCCTGCCTTGGAAGCAGGAGGTCGAAGGTTCAAATCCTTCCGGTGCTACATCCTGAACCGACACGGAAAGGTTATCTAACTACATACGGTGTAGAGGGCAGCTTTTGAGGAAAGGCGATAATCTAAATTTAGTAAAGAGAATTAGATTATTATATTTAGCCTAAAAATCTTTACAAAATTTTATTGTCCTAACGGACTATCCTTTCTGTAATTCTTGTTCAGGACAAATTAAGAAATAAACTGAGCCGACTGATGAAGGGTTATCTCATGTAGAGAGAGGTTGCGGGTTCGAGTCCCGTCACTCCCCCTATAAGGGAGTGTAGCTCAACGGTTAGAGCGCTAAAAAATTCCTTTATCAAATCTTTGTTCAGTTTACAATATGTAGTTGAGCCGAAGTTAGACAATTATCGGCCAATAATCGATTAATGTCGCTGTGAGGTGATATTACATTGTCTAACATAACTTGTTCAATGAAAGGAGAATGTGTTATGCAAAAATACCAAAAAGTATTTAGCACAAAAATAACACCTCAGAATGAGCCAATTCCAGGAACTTCACAAGTGCCTAATAGTGCTGGTGGGTACTCTTGGGAAACAGATAAGTGGGATCAACTTGACAGATTCCTAATTCTTGGAACTGAAAGCGGGACATATTACATTTCAGAACATAAACTTACTAAAACTAATGCTAAGAATGTTTTGAAATGTATTGAGGAAGATGGGATAAAGGTGGTTAAAAGAGTCATAGAAATTTCTGATTCTGGTAGAGCGGCTAAAAATGACCCCGCTTTATTTGTTCTTGCTATGTGTTCAGGACTTGGGGATAATTCAACTAGAGCGTACGCACTTCAAATGCTTCCTAAAGTAGCAAGAATCGGGACTCATTTGTTTCATTTCCTTGAATATGTTCAAGCATTTAGAGGGTGGGGAAGAAGTCTGAAAAATGCTGTGGCTAATTGGTATCTTGAGAAGAGGGATAGTGATTTAGCATATCAATTAATAAAGTATCAACAAAGAGATGGTTGGAGTCATTGGGATGCTTTAAGACTATCTCACCCAAGACCTAACAACGATCTTCAAGATTTCATGTTTGCTTGGGTAGCTGGAAAATTAAAAGATTGGGGATACATAGAAAGAAATGATGACGCCAAAAAAATGCTTTATTACTTTGATAGAATCAGAGAAGTTAAGGATGAAAAAGAAGTAATAGACTGCATTAAAGAAGGTAAGCTTCCTTGGGAAGCGGTTCCTTCTGAATGGTTGAAATCAGTAAACGTGTGGAAAACTATTCTTCCATATCTTCCAATGACAGCTACCTTTAGAAATCTTGGAAGGCTTACAACTAATGGAACTCTTAAGCCTATGAGCGCCGAAGTAGATACAGTGATTGATAGGATTACAGACATAGAAAGGATTAAAAAGGCGAGAATACATCCTATTCAAGTGCTTTCAGCACTAAAGATTTATGAGTATGGTAGTGGATTTAGAGGAAGCTTGTCATGGAATCCTATTTCTCAGATTGTTGATGCTCTAAATGATGCTTTTTATATGGCTTTTGAAACAATAGAACCTACAAATAAGAGGCTGGTTTTGGGGATTGATGTTTCTAGTTCTATGATGAGCGGAAATGTTGCTGGAGTTCCAGGAATTACTCCTAGAGATGGTGCTGGAGTAATGTCTTTAGTGACAGCGGCAACAGAAAAGAAATATACAATTATGGCTTTCTGTCATCAATTTGTGAAGTTAAACATTTCTCCAAAAGAAAGACTTGATAGCGTATTAAGAAAGGTTCAGAGAGCAAACTTTGGTGGAACTGATTGTGCGCTTCCTATGATTTGGGCAGAGAAAACTGGAGTAGAAGCTGATGCATTCATTATCTATACAGATAGTGAAACATGGGCTGGAAGCATTCATCCTACTCAAGCATTAAAGCGTTATAGAAACAAAACTGGAATCCCTGCAAAGCTTGTTGTAGTAGGTATGAATGGTAATAATTTTACAATCGCTGATCCTAATGATAAAGGCATGTTAGATGTAGTGGGTTTTGATTCTGCTGCACCTAGATTAATCGCCGATTTCATTAGGGAATGATAGAATAAATTTGGGGAGACTGTGAATATTTAAATGAGAAACTTAAGACTAATATTAAGTATTCAAACGTCACAGTCTCCCCCGCGATGGATGGGTAGCTAAGTGGATAAAAGCACCAGACTGTAAATCTGGCCTCCATAGGAGTTCGTAGGTTCAAATCCTACCCTATCCACTATGCCGATGTAAACTCAATTGGTAGAGTTCCGCTCCTGTAAAGCGGTAGTTGGAGGTTCAATTCCTCTCGTCGGCTCTAATGGGAGGATAGCTCTAATGGGAGAGCGACTGGTTTGCAACCAGTAGTGTGAGGGTTCGACTCCCTCTCCTTCCACTGTATGCTGAATGTCGTCCAATCAGTTAGGATACTAGGTTGTGGCCCTGGAGATGCAAGTGCAAATCTTGTCATTCAGACCAATATGCGGGGTTAATTCAACGGTAGAAGATCTGGCTTCCAACCAGAGGACAAGGGTTCGAGTCCCTTACTCCGCTCAAAGGAGGTAAACTATGAATGTTCAGAGAGTAAAAAACCTTGCTATGATGGTAGCTATGGAAAGAATTAAAAGAGAAAGAAATGGAAATGTGGTAAGAAATTTAGGAAGAAAAGTAATAGTAGAAATAATTGATGTTGCTGATGGAGAGTGTTAAATGGCAGGAAACCAAGTGGCTTGGGGATAGATTGCAACCCTATCTAATAGGAGTTCGATTCTCCTTCCTGTCTCTGAAAGGAGGAAAATTATGCCTGATACTGCTGAATGGATAAGAGCATTATTTGGACTAGGATGTTTTGTTGTAGTTGGTGGAATATTAGCTGTAAGTGCTGTTATTGGAATTATAATAGCAATTGTATTTGCAATAAAGAAACATAAATCGGACGAGTAGATCAATTGGTAGATCGCTTCCCTTACAAGGAAGGGGCTATAGGTTCAAATCCTATCTTGTCCACTAATAGCATGGTAGCATAATGGTAATGCGCCTCCCTGTTAAGGAGAGAGATGGAAGTTCGAATCTTCTCTATGCTGCAAAAGGAGAATAATATGTTTACTATTAGAGAATTTCAAGAGATAGCATCTAAAGCCCATGCTTGCGAAGAAAAGTTAGAGAAATATGGTGATTACAACTCTATATTAAGAGACAGACTAAGAAAGCTATGTTCTTTATGTATACTGTTGGAACTTTCATGGAAAACTCATGAAGGTTTAAGGAAGGCAGCAGGAATATGAAATATATAACTGATTTCTTTGATTCATTCTTTTCAGAAGAATTTGCTGAACATCTAATGTTCTCAATTTGTGTAATATTTGTGATATATTCAATACCATTTATTATATTTAGTTGTAAATATCAGGGCTTATAGTCCAAAAGACAAGACATCTGGCTTCTAACCAGAAAATGAGGGTGCAAGTCCTTCTAAGCCCACTAAAAAAGAGTATAATATAGGCAGAAAGGTCTGCCTATGAAACTAAAAATTAATGAAATTTACCCTAATATTCACCATATAAAGTTCAAAAACCAATATGAAATAACATCTACTATGATGAGGATTTCTGAGTTTTATGAAAGTAATGTGCCAAAAATATGCGGAAAATGGTTTACTGTATGGCAATTAATGGATGCGTATGCTAAAAAATTTGGGAATTTTACATATTTTACTGATTGGCGTGGTTATAATATTCCAGGAAATGTGCTTAGAAAATTCTTTAAGTTGTATAATAAAGAAGATTTAACTAAGAAAGAAAAGGAAATATATGCGATAACTTATAATTTGATTTGCAGCAATAAAAAATTTTATTTAATAATGACATATGAAGATGATGATATTAATCATGAATTAGCACACGCTTTTTGGAATATATACCCAGAATATAAAAAATATATGAAGAAGTTAATTAAAGAATATAAATATACAAAAGAATTTAAAAAACTTCTTTTTAAAGAAGGATATAATAATAAAGTAATAGAAGATGAGATACAAGCATATTTTGCAGAGAGAAATAAAAAACATTTAATGAAAACTTTTAAATTTAAAAAAGAGTGGAAAATACCAATAGAGTTCAAAAAGTACTTTACTCAATTCAAAAAGGAGGTAGCAAATGCCTAGAAGAGATGGAACTGGTCCACAAGGTCTTGGGCCTATGACTGGAAGAGGGATGGGATTCTGTGCTGCTTATGAGGAAGCTGAATTCCAAAGTGTGCAAGGTAAATCACAATATCAACCTTTTAGCTTTCCTAGACTTAGATTAGCTAGAAGATGGAGACATGGAAGGAGGAATAGATAATGGCTGGTAATAAAAATGGTTCTGGAAAAGGTAAAGGTAAGCCAGGAGGAGGAGGAAGAAATAGAAATAGCGGAGGATGTTCAAGTGGTGGTAAAGGACATGGAAAAGGTGGAGGTAAGGGAAAAGGAAAAGGAAGAAAAGGTTAAATTATAGTTGCGGGGTAGAGTAGTGGTTTACTCGCGGGTCTCATAAGCCTGATAGGTGGGTTCAATTCCCTCCCCCGCGACTATTCAGGTTCATCGTATAATGGTAGTACGCAAGTCTCCAAAACTTGAGGTAGGGGTTCGATTCCTCTTGTTCCTGCTAAAATGGCTTCCGAAGGAGAATAAATATGGCAACATCAGAGATAATCAAAAAAGCTGAGATAATACATGATTTAAAAAGATTGGAAAATGAATGGATAAGTGTTGTAAAAAGAGTTTCTGATTTGCATATTCTATCTTCCCAAGATATGTTTGAATTAGGCGAAGTGTTAGGAGCTATGCATAATTTAAAATCGGTTATGGAAACTTCATTTCAACGGTAAAGTAGCTCAGATAGTAGAGCAAAGGATTGAAAATCCTTGTGTCAAAGGTGCAAGTCCTTTCTTTACCACTATGGTTGCATGGTCAAGATAGTTAAGACGCTACCCTGTCAAGGTAGAGATCGCGGGAGCGAAACCCGCTGCAACCGCTTATGCGCAAGTAGCTCATTTAGTAGAGCATCCGACCGATAATCGGAAGGTGGGAAGTGCAAATCTTCCTTTGCGCACTATGGGCCTATGGTCGAAAAGATATGATAACGGGCTACGAACCCGTTGATGAGGGTGCAAATCCTTCTAGGCTCACTTAAAAAAATAATTAAGGAGTAATAATGAATTTATACCAAGGTGATTGTCTTGAAATAATGAAAAGTATCCCCGATGCAAGCATTGATATGATACTTGCAGATCCTCCTTATGGTATTACTGCTTGTAAGTGGGATAGTATTATCCCAATTAAACCAATGTGGGAACAAATCGAAAGAATAATTAAATTAAATAAAGCTATTGTAATGACTACAAGCCAGCCTTTTACTGCAATATTAATAACTAGTAATATAAAAATATTTAAACATGAAATTATTTGGTTCAAAAATACCCCGACTGGCATGGCACAAGCATCTTATGCTCCTATGAAATATCATGAAAATATTTTAGTATTTTGTAAAGGAAAAATAAATATATTTAATAAACAAATGCAGAAAAGAGAAGGAAAAGGTAAAGCTTGTTATAAATATGAGCATTATTGTGGAGAATCTAATCATGTAAAAATGAATGCAGTAAAAAAATATTATAATGAAACTTTAGTAAATCCTTCTAGTGTAATTCTTTTCAATACTGTCCCAAATAGAACTAACAAAGCACACCCAACTCAAAAACCAGTTACTCTTGGGCAATACCTTATAAAAACATACACGAATCCTAATGAAACTGTGTTAGATTTTTGTATGGGAAGTGGTAGTTTTGGAGTAGCAGCAATAAAAGAAAATAGAGATTTTATAGGCATAGAAAAAGATGAAAAATATTATAAAATAGCAAAAAAAAGAATTTTGGATTTGTAGCTCATATTGGCAGAGCGGTGGACTCATAATCCATTGGATGTAGGTTCGATTCCTACCAAATCCACAACAAAATATGGCGGTGTGGTCTAATGGTTAGGATATTGGCCCTTCAAGCCAAAGGTCGTGAGTTCGATTCTCCGCATCGCTACAAAATTTTTTATTTTTTCGACATAGAATAGCAACTATAATAATAGAGGGAGTTATATATGCCAATTACCAAAATCGCAGAAAGCTTGTTAGAGCAACGATATTGTCACCCTGGAGAGAAGCCAAGAGATGTTTACCGAAGGGTGGCAAATGCTTTATCGTTGGGAGATGAGCGTTTCGAGAAGCAATTATATAATGCTATGTTTAGACAATATTTTCTTCCTAATTCTCCTTGTATCCGAAATGCTGGTATCAAAAAGGGTATGTTACACGCATGTTTTGTTATACCAGTTCAAGATAATACAGAAAGCATATTTGATGCCTTAAAAAATATGGGCATCATTTTTCATTTTGGTGGAGGGATAGGGATAAATTTTAGTGAATTAAGACCAAAAGATGCACCACTTTCAACTGGAGGAACATCAAGCGGGGCTGTTTCTTTTATGAAGATATTCGATACAGTTACAGAGACAGTTAAACAAGGAGGATTCCGCCGTGGTGCTTTGATGGGAGTGTTAAATCATGATCATGCAGAAATTACTGACTTTGTAAGAGTAAAACTTAAAGATCAACTTACTAATTTTAATATTTCAGTATTAGCAACAGATGAATTTATGCAGAATGTAGCTAATGGAAATGGTAAATTAGAATTAAAGAATCCTCAAAATGGAGAAATCTGGAGCACAATTCGTGCAAAAGATCTTTTTGACACAATTTGTTTTGCTGCATGGAACTCTGGTGATCCTGGGATGCTTTTTTATGATAAAATCAATGCAAGATCTGAAAAAAGTGTAAAAATGTTCCCAAAAATTGATATAAGATGCACAAATCCGTGCGGAGAAGTGCCACTTCCAGATTACGGAGCTTGTTGTTTAGGGAGCATAAATCTGTCAAAATTTGTTAAAAAAAGCGGTTTTGACATTCGAAATTTCCGAAATTACCTTAAAATAGCTGCTAGAGCATTACTAAATAATAATGCAATTAGCTGGTATCCTATGCCACAAATCACCAAAACCATGAAAGAGTTAAACCCGATAGGTGTCGGAGTCATGGGATTTGCTGATTGTCTTATAAAACTAGGAATTTATTATGATTCTGATGAATGTTTGGCCTTCATCGACGAAATTGGAGCAGTTTATGAGGAAGAAACCGAGAAAATAGCCAAAAAGAGCTTCTATAAGCGAATTATTGCCCCCACAGGCTCACTCAGTATCCTTGCGGATTGCTCAAGTGGAATTGAGCCAATATTCGCCACTGAGTTTGAAAAACATCTTACAGTAGGCATAATTTCCGAAAAACGAGACTTATATAAGTCAAAATACACTAAGACAGCACATGAAATTAGCCCATTATGGCATTTAAAAGTACAAGCTCAGTGGCAAAAATGGTTAGATGGTAGCATTTCTAAAACGATTAATTTACCCTACGAAGCCTCAGTTGATCATGTTAAGGAAATATACCTAAAAGCTTGGGAAATGGGCTGTAAAGGAATTACATGCTTTAGAGATGGCTGCAAGGAGGGTGTTCTAAAGATAAAAAACACTAGCAGGGAGAAGTGTGATGGCGAAGAATGTCACCTATAAAGATTTTATAACAATCAAGAAGTTTAAATCTCATATTACAGTGATAGTAGAGATACCTCAATGGGTTAGAATGAAGCTAGATATACAAGATAAGTGTATTAAGAATGCTGATAGGTGTTTTTTGTATCATTTCAGTGATGGATCTTTTGTTATAAATTTCATATTCAAAGGAAATGGCAGGGCTGTAGAAGGCAGATATGGTGAAATTGCGGCTTTGCAGGAATATTTGATAATGAATATGGAGATTGATAAGCATGAAAGAGCTAAGTGTGAAGGAACAATTGAGACTGGTTAGAATTGGTATAGTTGGTTCCATTGTTGCTATGATTATTTGTTTGGTTGCCACTTACTTTGATATGTTTGGAGGATAGCATGACTTTGATAAAATCTATGGTGTCTAGTAAATCAAATGAGTGGGAAACTCCACAAGATTTATTTGATGTATTAAATGAAGAATTTGATTTTACACTAGACCCATGTGCTACTGTTCAGAATACTAAATGTGATTTTTTCTTTATTCCAGAAGAAGATGGATTATCAAGAGACTGGTTTGAAGAAGTGGTATTTATGAATCCTCCTTATGGCAGACAAGTTGGGAAATGGATTAAAAAAGCGTACGAAGAGTCTTTAAAAGGGGCAATAGTAGTATGCTTAATTCCTGCTACACCAGATAGAAGCTTCTGGCATGACTATATATTTCCATATGCTGTCCAAATTAGATTCCTAAGAGGAAGATTAAAATTTGGAGGAATGAAAGATCCTGCTCCATTCCCAAGTGCTATAATTATATTTGCTGCAAGAAGGCATTATTATCATAAAATAAAATATTACCCAGAAAGTATTTGTAAAAATCTGAATATAAAGGATGAAAAATACTATGATCGAGACTATTGATAGAATTTGCCAAATTTGGATGTTTTGTTTTGGCTTATCAGCAATTACTTTAGTTTCCTTTAAAATAAGATTAGGATTCATATTTGGATTATTATCTCAACCTTCATTTTTTATAACCGCATGGATACATGACCAACCAGGATTATTCTGGTTATCTGTTCCTTATTCAATAAGTTGGATAATTGGTATCTGGAAATGGTATTTTGTAAGTGATAAAACAGAAAAAGATACTAGATGTGAAGAGGGTAAAATTAGAAGAATGGGGTATAACCCCCCACCACCTTGGCTTATTAAAAAGCTCCCAAGACCGCGTTATGCTATAAAACCAGAATGTAAACATTCATGGTCAATATGGAAAGAAGATGGAATTGGTGGGTATATGTATGAAGATGATAGGTTTGAAAATCTTGTATGTAAATTTAGATGTGAAAAAAGAGAATGTTATAAATGTGGAAGGATAGAATGCAGAATTAAAAACCCAGATCCAAAACGAGAACAAGAAACACAAAATTACGAATTTAAACAAGTAGAAAAATTTAACGAGGGGGAACATAATGCCTGATTTTGTGCAAATTATAAAATATGGTAAAAAAGTATGGGCTTCTTCAGAAATAGAAAAACTAAGAAAAACCAATTGTTTATGTCTTAATTGCATTGATATGAAAGAATGTGAATTAGCACAAAAACTATATAAAATATGTTGTGAGGAAGATATGGCTTTAGCAGTTACTAGATGTCCTAATTTTAGAGTTCATACTGGAATTAGATTTGAAAA